GATTATTTGTCAAGGAATCCTAGCAATTCATCCATAGATGCTATCGAACCAGCGATCTTCATTACATCATGCGGAGTCTCAGCTTGGCGTAAATCGCTAAAGAAACGGTCACGCTCGTCTTTGATATATTGCACAATTACTTTATATTCGTCACGCTCAGATAAGCCTTGCACGGATTGTTCTAGTGTTGGTTTTGGAATCATTAGTCTTTTAGTAAGGATTATTTATTTACGTTTAGTCATACCTGCTTGGCTAAGAGCGATTGCCACAGCTTGCTTGCGACTCTTTGCTAGTGGAGCTTTCTTTGGCCCTTTAGGATTAACGCCAGCATGAAGAGTTCCAGCTTTGTATTCGCCCATAACCTTTGCAATTTTTTCTTGCTTGGCTTTTTTTGTTTTAGGACTTCTCATGGTTATTTGCGTTTAGTTTTCTTTTTAGGCATCCTACCCATCTTGATTTCAATCTCGACATAGCCTTTACCTTTTTTGCCTTTGCCGTATTCCTTACTTTCGTGGCCGCAGCCATTTGTTTTATTTTTCATAGATTCATTTAGTTGATTTGCTACCTTTGCACTTCCATTTTTTACGGCTAAGATTGTTTGGGCTATTTGGATCATTTTGCTTAGCTTCTGACAAGCCTTTTTTAATCCCGTAGCTTCTAGCGCAATAACTTGAGCCTTTAGACGTGCCTGGTCTAATGCGGTCTTTACCATCACTTGCCATTCCTGCCAAGCCATAGCGAATTGTGTTCTTCCTTCCCGTTTCTGGGTTGGTAACTACCTTCTTAAACCGCTTCTTCATTTCTTCTTAGCGGTCTTAGCTGAGTCGCGGAAGTCTTTTGCAGTCGGTGCTTTTTTGCTGCCAACCTTGTTCATCTTCTCGCCACTACCTGCTGCAATGCGTTTGCGTTTAGCATTGATATTACTATACAGTCCTTGTTTCATATTATTGTTATTTTATTCACCCATGTTCTGGGTAGATACTCCACCCATATTAGCTTCCTGCGTTCCGATACGTCCAGTCACAGCGTTCTGTGCTTGCATTATCATCATCTGATACTGACCTGCGTATTTCTGCATACGTGCCGCAAACGTCTCGTCTTGTTGTAAGCGTTGGGCAATGTCTGGTTGTGACGCATAGGATTGGATAAGCTGCATAGCAAATTCCGCACCGTTAGGACGTGCTGGCATTTCGATACCTGCATAGATTTGGGTAAGATCGTTTGATACATCTTTAAGCATCTTGTCTTGTGCTTCTTGTTGTGGCTGCAAGATATAGTCTGCCATGAACGGGTTGATCTGTGCTGCAAGAAGTTCAAGTAGCTTATTAACGTCAATGCGTCCATTACGGTCGATCTGCATCAATGTAGCCATGTTCTTCATCTGCGTCTCAATGGTGTTTGGATCTGTCTCACGTGAGTCAAACGATACCATAATGCTGAAGTTATCATCAGCATCACCTTTGGTCATTACTTGGTTTTCTGGATTACCTGTAACTTGGAAGAACACTTCATCTTGCCCCATGCGCTGGAACAGTTTAAACGCCAACGAAAGAATATCTTTAACGTGGTCAAGGAACTTATTAACGATGAATTGCTGCCTTACAGAAGCTAATGGGTTATCCATGTCTAAGCCAACAGCCTTGTCAGCTTGGCTAATCATCTGGGCTTCGATACGCTCACTGCCAGGATCAAACTGTGGAATGGGTGCAAAGGCAACTTCTCCCATGCGGCGATACGGAATACGTCTGCCAGGCCCCCAATCTTTTGGTGGATGGCCAGCAGGATGCAGAAGCGGTGGCAATGTCGCTATGCTTGCTCGGTCGATACGACTATCACGTTCTGTCTTAACTTGGTATTGTGGCCCACGCAGAATGTCAGCAAACGATGTAGTTTCATACATCCGTTTCTGGTTGTCATTCAGCCTAGTTACAATAAAGGGATAATCATCGTAGCCGTTAAGCAATTCGTGCTTAGCATATCCTTCGGTGGTTGGATGAAAAGCGGTGCAATAAATACCTTCGCTGCCATCTTCCTCATCAATCAAACGCTGATAAGCATATACAACTAGGATAAGGTCGTTATCGTCACTTAGATCGTTTTGTTTGCCACGGTCACTAGCGGTATCCATTTCATTGGAATCAACCCCACGTAGGTTTTCGATTGCGTTATCAACCCATTTCCTGTCCCAGCCTTCGGTAGCTACTTTTTTCTCAAGCTCTTGGGCAGTGTAGAATGTTCTCCAGAAAACGTATGGTGCGCGTTGTGGATCGGTAACGTAGGACGGGAAGATAATCTCACCATCTGGCTCACAGCTATGCACAATCGGGCAGTCAACGGATATACGTGGGATGCTCACTTCAGCTACACCTTTAAAGCGTAGGTCTTTAATTGCTTTACGAACCCTAGAACGTTTCATGTCTGGGTAAGCATTGGCAATAAAGTCCTCAGCTTCTTGGGTATTTTCACCTAGAATAGCTTCAACAAGTGCTGGCATTTGAACTTGCAGTTCTTCAAGAGTAACCGTCTGCAAGAACGTACGCTTCTCACGCTTCCAGCCAACGTAAGATACCATGATGCCTTTCTCAAGCAAGTGGTTAGCACCTAGTTCCATCTGCCGCTTAAAGTCGGGAATGTAGCTCTTACACATCCATTTAAGGAATAGTGATGCCACAGAAGCTTTTGCTACGGAAGCATGGGATGTTGGGAACGCTTTGATGTTACTGCGGTCTAGTGCCTGTGAAAGCAAAGCAACGTAGGTATCAATACGCTCACCAATGATATTAACCTCCATGTCGGAAGCTCCCTCCCAAGGGAAAGCATTAGAACCATGTTTCCTTAGATCGTCACCCTTGCCAGGCCAGATGTTGCGGCGGTCATTATAAGCACGTTCACAAGATTCAATATACCACTCTTGGTCTAGCTTTGCTCTGTCATACACGTTTTGTAGGATCGAGATATTAGGCTCGCCCTCGGTATAGACCATTGATTCTTCCACTTCCTCTTCGTAACTCATGCTAGGAACTTGTAATGGTTTTCTTCGCCGCCGTCAATCCTAGTTGCTTTCATCCATTTGCCGACTAACGAGTCACGCATAGATGCCTTTGGAACTTGGATGGAACACTTATTAGAATCTCTTGTCATGCCACGCATCCAGACTGGGTTAGGACATACGCCAATGGCGTACACATCTACTGCCTCGTCAATTTGTTTCTCGATAAGTTTAGCTTTTTCTATGCTCTTTTTAATTTGTTTTTTCATAAATTTAATATCCTCCAGAACCTTGTATTGTAACCTCAAATGATCCTGCCTCTACGTGGTCAATGCCATAAATAGCAGCGTAACGCAAGGTATCCAACGGATCTTTCCATGCTTCCTTTAAGCCATGTTCTCCAGTGTATTCCGATAATGCCGATATGACGTTACCACATTCTTCGCTAACGTAGAACTTCGGACGGTTTAAACTGTCCATTGGCTTACTGGTATCCCAACTCATCTTGGAGATAAGTGCTTGCAATCCGTCCTCAATATCCAAACCAGGTGCTGGGATGCAGATAATATCGTTCTCAGCTAGATCCTCGATGATCGAACTACTACCATCTTGTGCTTGATACTTTGCAGCTCCAAGGCGTGGGTCGATAATTCTACCGTAGATTTCCTCGTCACCCTCAAGCTCATGGATAAGATCAACGTAGTCTTTCATCCCATAGCCTAGCCCTTTAGCTCCTTCGCCAGATGCCCACTTGCCATTCTTCCACTCTGCCCATTCGCCAATAGTTGTGTCTGGCCATTCACGATAAACGTAATACGTTCCGCTGCCGTCAACCGCGATCCATGACATGAACCAGTTCTTACTACCAGCAGGGTCAATAATGTGATAACGAGTAATGCCTTTGGTCGGAATAGTCTCATGCGGAACTACGTTGACTTCCTTGTTAAACTTAGGGAACTTGGTAGCTTGTGACTTTACTGGAACACCATAAGCACGGATAAGTATCTTCTCGCGGCTTTCGTTTTTAAGATCGCTGGCAAGCCGTTCATAACCGCTAAATGGATTGTCCTTAGTGTGGAAATAATGGATAGAAGCATTACGCTTATTGCTCAACTGAATGTGTGGCAGTATCTCTCCATTAAGAAGCTCTGCCTCCTTGGTGGAGATAGTTTTAGCTTTATCTAAGTAATCCTTAATAACCTCAGTCCAGCCATCAATCGGGGTGAACGTTACAAGCATCTTACTGTTGCGGGTAGCAAGACGGAATCGCATCGTGTTGATTAGATCGTCACCTAGTAGATACTCATCAAGCCATGCACCAATATTGTGCCATGTAGCACTCTTAGAACCAAGCTCTGCACCTTCGATAAACGTAGGATTGTTCTGATACTGGGAGTAAGTCTTAAATAGGATCTGGCTTTTGTTTGGAAGGATCAAGCTGTTATCCGTAAAGCCGTTCTTTAGCGTGTAGCTAATGTAAGCATTGCTACTTGTTTGCTTAATTCGATACTCTGGTGGTAGCCAGTTATACACCGCACTTTGTTGCTGGCGTATGCTTACCTCAGAGCTTTGGGCGAAGCACATGATGATACTACCAGGATTCTCAATAGCAGCCTTAACAACTGAGTAACTACCAAATGCAGTTTTCCCACTGTTGTGATGGATTGTATCCCCAATAATGTAGTTGTGATAAATAGGAACTGTAAAATCCCATACCCAATCTTCTCGGAGGTAATCAATCTTGACAACTTGGTGGTAATAGGTATCATTCGTGGATGGCGATACATAATCAAATAAATTACCCTGTGAATCAAATACGCAAGTGGATAGAGGATGGTTACACTCAGGCTTGGATTGCAGACCAACTAAAGCGAGAATTGGATTCCAGAATTTGTGCAAAACTGATTTACAAGGTTTGTAAGAAACACGGGATAAAATGCCAGCGCACAGGGCCAAGAGGCGGCGCAGGACACCCAGAATGGAAAGGCGGTCGTTTAATGAACAAAGATGGTTACATTCAGATTTGGTCGCCAGATCATCCGACAACTCACAAAACAAAGAAGTATGTTTTAGAACATCGCCTTGTAATGGAGAATCATCTTGGACGCTATTTAACTCGTTTGGAAGTTGTCCATCACATAAACGGAGTAAAGGACGATAATCGGATCGAAAATCTTCACCTGTATAGTAGTAACGCGCTGCACTTGAAAGAAACTCTGAAGGGGTGCGTTCCAAAGTGGACTCCCGAGGGTAAGGCAAGGATGGGGAGCAAATCTCGTGTCCAATAGAAAGACTTCCAATTTCTTTCCATCCGTAAGGAGTTAAGACAATGTGCGTTGATGAACAATTAAACGTATCACCATTGCTTATTGTTACTTTGTATAGTGATTGCTTAGCTTTTCTAAATGGCTTTTCCGCTAACGCTACTACCTGCTTCGTTCCATCCCAAGCATAAACGTAGGATTCCCCATTTATCTCAGATACAGCGCGGTAGCAATCTGCTACTGGGTCATAAATCTCTTGCTCTGGCGCGAGACAGCGATTTCCACCGAGGCACAGTATCTCGTTTACATTATACAGTTG